TTTCGGTTCTCAAAATTGCTCCTTCAGGTGCTTTTTGTGGAACAGAAATAACTGCAGTGTCGTGTGGACGGAAAAATTCATCTTCAACCAATTCAGGGTGATTGTTTGCCAAGTAATGGTAGATTGATTCATTTTTACCTACACGAATTCTACGAATATAGTAATCATTATGCCAAGCGTGAATACCTGATGATGTTCCTAAAGTTAATGAGGTTGTTCCTGCAGGTTTTACAGTTGTAGTACGAGCCGATTTATTGATACCAATTATTTCTGCAATTCTTGCGTTTTCTTCTTTAACCAACTTCGCAGCTTCTTTCATATCGTAACCCAAGACAACCCCTGAACCGATGCCTGTCATAGACACACCGATTAAAGCGTCTTTCTCAGTTGTTCTTTTCCAAATGTCACGAAGATAGTGGAAGTTAGTATAACCCGCCTGTAATGTTCCGATGAACGCCGCCGCTTTAACACGAGCATTTAGGTCTTCTTGTGAATCAATGTCAGAAACATTTACCTCACATAGGTTACAGAATTGATTTGGTCTCAATGCGATTTCACAACAAGGATTTGTTCCCCAATCTTTATCGTTAGTAAAATAGATGCCAGGTTCACCTGCACCTGAAGCCTCAACACGTTTCCACAAATCCATAAAGAATTCTTTTGTAATTTTGTGTCTAACCAATGCCGCTGAGTTGTTTGCTCTACCTCTTTGTGGATTTTGTTCCCACCAAGCACCTGACTTACAAGAAATCATTTCTTGGTCATCAGCACTGAATAAACTTATCAGAGCTGCTCTGCGAATCCCCCCTGCCAGAACGGCGTCTGCAATATGACAAACCATATCGTGAACTTCAATAGGACTTAGTTTTTCACCATCCTCTTTTGAATCCAACATAGTTGTTAACTTGTAGATACAATCTTTTAGTGGTTGTGGGCCTGGTGCTTTACCACCTGAGGTTACAAGTTGAGCACCTTTCGCTCTGATATCTGAATAATCAAACACAATCGTAGATGATGCTTTACCAAAGTAAGACTTCATTAATACTTTAATTGCGTCTGCCCATCCTTCAATAGAGTCACCGATTAAAAATCTTGTGGTATATTTTGGGTTTGGTTTTCTAATCTCAGGTAGTTTTTCTACGTGATGTTTTTGAACTGAATACCCAACACCAGTTCCACCTAATAATAAGAACATTGTCTCAGAAAATGCATCCAAGTGGTCAATAGGTAGATAAGCACAATTGTAAATTCTGTTTGGAGAAATCTCAATTGGTTTACCACCAAATTGCATTGACCTCATTGAAGGTAATACTTTCTTGTCGTATACCATTTTGTATACTTCTTTTATTTCATCTTTCAATGATGGGTATTTTTTAATATGCATTTCCATATTACGGGTTACCAATTCTTCCCACGTTTCTCTTCTGTTTAATTCAGGTACGAATTTAGCGTACTTCATATAAACAGTCAAATCTGACAATATCTGTTGTGATGCGTCCATAATTCTTCTTTTTTTATTTTTTATATTAATGTTTTATTGTTTTCTTCTCTTTGTTTTCTTTTCTCCAATAGTTCTTTAACCCTATCTCTTTTTCTTTCTTCTTGTTGTTCCTCAAAACCTAAGAATGTAACCGATGATTCAGTGTCAATCTCAAGTAATTCGTTGTTAAATTTACAGTTCTCAAATACCACCCCATCTTTACCAATACGTGATTTGGTGATTGCAATTGTTGCCAAGTTCATTTCTTTTTGTTGTAATGTCTTAGCAACTGAAATGATAACGTGTCCCACTTGAGCCTTCTTGATTGAACCACCCATTTGGTCTGTAGTTACAACCTCAGAAGAGATTGATGACCTATTACCTTGAGTTGCGGTCCAACCAACTAACGATAGTTCGTGACACATTGCCTCAAACCCTCTCATTACCGAACCTTCTGCCTTCCACTCATCTTTACTTGAACTCTCAGGAACCACACAATCAATGTAGTCCAAAAGAACTAAGTCAATTTTAGTTCCATCAGCAATCATTTTTCTAATTTGATTTTTGATTTGATTCATTGTCATAGAATCTGAAGGTAATTTTTTTAAGATTAATTCATTCTTCATAGTTTCCTTAATCTCGGTAATTTTACCCATAACAGTTTCTTTGTGTTGAACCAAGTTATCTGGCTCAATACCTGTCCAAAGTGTAAAGTGTTTACGTTGAACAATCTTTGGGTTGTCCTCAAAGAAAATTTGAAGAACATTATACCCAAGATTAAATGCCGTGTTTGCTATTTTTGTTAAGATGGTTGTTTTACCAACACCTGTTGGTGCCAAAATAACACCAATCTCACCTTTTGCCAAACCACCCTTTAATAGTTTATCAATTCCTGGTATTCCCATCGGAATTGGGTGTCTAAAGTCCTCATCAAGTACCGTCTCCAAGTTGGAGAAGATATCTGTAGTTCCAGTATCTCTTTCTCCAACCTGTAGAGCCTCACGAACAAGTCCTTCAACCTTATCGTAAGATTCAAAATCACCTTCAGTAATAATTTTTTGTGCTTTATCCATCGCCTTTTGAAGTTCTTGTTGTTTACAGAACTTCAAAGCCTTTTCCTGAACGAACTGAGTTCCCTCAAATGGTGCGTCTTTAACTTGTTTGATTGTATCAAGAACGATTTTTGCAACCAATTCTTGTGAAATTTCAGATTTAACAATCTGCTCAAGGGTGTCAAAATTAGGTGTAGATTGATACTTTGAGTGATACTCTTTTGTCATCTGTAAGATGATTTTGAAGTACTTGTTGTCAAAATAAGAACTCTCAATTACATCCATAATTGATGTTGAAAATTCTTTATCAACAATAAGTTGGTTTAAAAGTTGTATCTGAAATGTGTTTCCTAAGTAATCAAAATTCTTGTTCATATATCGTTTTTGTAGTCCCTTGTTTTAGTAAATATATCTTAATTTAATTCAAATCCCAAATATTCAAAACTTAATTCTTGCTCTGAAAAAATGTCAGTTAAATCTCTTAAGATATCTTTTAAAAATGGTCTTACGTCAACGGTATAACGAACTTTAGGCGGAAAAATTTTTCCATCAAAATATCTATGACAAATTGTCTGCTCTCCAATTTTTACATAAATGTTAAACATTTCTTCACCTTCGGTAAATGAAGTATCCATAATGGATGGGTCGTTAACAATCGCGTCTTTGTTATCAATCATATAGATAACGGTTTTCATCTTAAGATGATGTTGAAGTTGTTCTTTTAGTTGTTTGATGTAGGTGTACAACTCTAACGAGTTCTTTGCCTCTGAATTGAATCCTCTAACGTTAAAAAACCTTTGGACTACGATGTTGTCGTTCAACGTAAGTAGGAATTCCATTTTGGTGCTGTCTTGCTCTCTCATATTTATTTTTTGTTTATATTTCGTTTTTCTTTTCTTGTTAATTTCATAAATGGTGTTAAAAAACTTACCCAAGCTTCATCGTTCTTGGGTAGATACTTAAAGAGACCATCCTCCATCATCATTCTCATTAAGTTTTTGTAACCCCTATCTGTAGGGTCTATCGTATCATTTAATATCTGTTTAACCAATTCTTTTCCATCTTCAGTTATTAGTGGATTAGTTAAATCCACAATCTTCTTATTTGTGTTATAGAACTCTTCACCAAGTATAGACAATTTTGTCTTACCTGTCAAAATATTATTTAATACTTTAATTGGTTTCTTTTGCGGGATATTTCGTGCATAATCCAAGATTTCTTCTATAGTGCAGGGTTTCTCATGCACTTGAGGGAAATATTTAACTAATGTTTTTTCACCAAGTCCCTCAATACCGTCAATATTGTCTGATTTATCTCCTGTAAAAATTTTTGTCAATAACACATTATAATGTGGTATATTAACTTTGTTAATAACGATGTTATCTCCGTTTTTAAAGTACTCTTTTGTGATTGGTGAGTAGATGGTCACATTCTCCGAGATAAGTTGCGTAAGGTCCTTATCCGCGGAAAATATGATGATTTGTTCATCAACTGCAATCTTACAATAATATGCAATTAAATCATCTGCCTCATTATTCACCATTTCAATTTGGCGAACAAATACTTCTTCCAAATATTGTTTAACTCTTGATTGTTGATACAAATATGATTCATACTTATATTCGTTCATATCCAATCTTCGGTTTGCTTTATACTGTGGATATAAACTTTTTCTAACGGATGAATTAGAATCACCGTCCCAAAATACCACCACCTTATCGTGGTCATGTTCTTCAAGGAATTTGCGAAGTATATTCACAAAGTGAAATACTCCGCCCACGTGAGCCCCGTCATGAAAAACGTCTTTGACTCCGTGAAATCCTATCTTGAATAAATTATTCCCGTCAACTAATAATGTTTTAATAACTCTTGTTTTTTATATTGTGAATACTTTGTTACTCTTTCTCAAATTATCTTCAGCCCATAATGGTTGAAGATTTGTGTAGTGACATAACTTATAAAGTTCGTCTTCTGTTTTTGCCGATGATAATGGAACTACGTGGTCAATATGCCATTTATTTCTATTTTCCCAAGTCATTCCATCTGTAAATTGTTTTTCTAAATGTTCTTTTAATAATTCGGGTGTACAACCAACGATTTCAAAAGTAGATTTGGATTTATATTTTAAGTATCGATTAACTGAATTTCTCATATCACTAATAATCCTAAATAAGATATCCTTTTTTTTTCTTTGTTTTTGGTAATCATTTGAATATTTTCTGTTTTCACGAGACCATTTCAATTTTCTTTCTTTTTCTTTGTCGTAGTTAACCGTATAATATTCTTCAAAGTATTTTTTATAATACTCTTGGTTCTCTTTATTCCATTTAGTATTATATTCTTTAATTTTTTCTTTATTTTCAAATCTATATTTTTTACCACTAATTCTTTGACATTCCCTACACTCTGCCTTTCTTCCATCTTTTACTCTAGAACACACATTATATTCTAATAATGGTTTTTCTTTTTCACACTTAGAACAAACTTTAGTTTCCATTTTTAATATATTCTTTTAATAACTTATTAACAAGAGAAGATAGATTAATAGATTTGTCTTTAAAGTATTGTGGAAGTTCGGGGTCAACCGAAATTCCAATCTTAACTTTTTTTTCAATTTCTTCTTTTTTCTTTCTTCCCATATTAATAAATATCTACAAATTATAAAAAAGTGGAATTATTATAACTTTTTTTTAATTTTCTTCTTCAATTTCTTCTTTTAAATCAAAATCACCATCAACACCAATTATATCTTTCCAATAATCCGCATATTCTTTTTTATATTTTTCAATATTACTTTTTTCTTCGACAGTATCTTTACCCGCTAAAAACCCATGTGGTGTTACTAGTATTTTACCATCATCATACCCAAGTCCATTGATGTGATTTTTCAATACAGAAACTTTACTTCTTATTGCAAATTTAATTGAGCGTTTGTCTTTTGTTGCGGTTATTTTATTAGTACCCGCCTCTTTTTGATTACCAAATAAAAATACCAAAGATGAGTTTAACCAAATTGCTTCTCCACCCTTACTCTTAATTTTAGGTTGTCCAAAAGGATTATCTGGTAAAGAGACCCAAGGCTGATTTACTATAATCAATGTATTTTCATACTTCGAATCAGCCTTACGACTACCAGATATTCGTTGATTAATACCCATACCTATTTTGTCGGATAACGCAGAAGCATTGTGCATTTTACCACCTTTACCTTCAAAGGTCATTTTACAAGGAATAGAACCAACAGAATCCCATAAGAATAATAAACTATAGTCCAACTCACCCTTTTCTTGAGCATCTAACAAACTATTAATATAGTCGGTGATTTGCTCAATATAATTAAAGTTGTTGTTGAAGATATAAAATCCATCCCAATCAACTTCACCTGTTGTTTCATCAACAACTTCCTCACATTCAAATCCCATAAGTTTTGCGTGTTCAAAAGACCATTTTTGTTCTGTAATAATGAACACAGGTAGAATACCTTTCTTTTGTGCATCAACCGCAGATTTTACTAATGCAGTTGTTTTACCCGTATCCGAGTGACCCAAGAACATATTCAAGTGTCCAATCGCAGGACCTGGAAGTCCAACCGCATCTAAGAAATCAGGACCTAAGTCAAAGAATCTTTGGGGTTTGTATTTAGCTGAGGTAGAGAATTTTTTCTTTACCG